AATGGCAGAACTTCTATACCTACAATAGTTGAAACAACATTAGCTGGAATTAAAGCAACAAACGAAGTTCAAACAACTTTAAGTAGTTCAGCTAATCAGTCGGATGTAACGATAGTATCTTCATCATTTGCAAATGTAATTAACATTATATCAAATGGAACGGGTTCTATACCAACCATTATTCCGGTTACTCAAAGAGGTGTTAACATAACTGGTGATACTCAAATAACTTCATCAGTATCAGCATCCGCTTCGGATATAACAAAAGTTGGAAGTGGGTTTGATATTGTATTAAATATTATAGAAAACGGAACGGGTTCAATCCCAACCATTATAACAAATGCGGACGGTAATATTAAGAGAACAAATTTAACATCATATACAACGGCATCAATTATACCATCTGCATTAATAACTGCATCTAATAGTAGTTTTGATTTGGTATTGGATATTGTAGAAAATGGAACAGGTTCTATTCCGTATTTGATTAAAAATACTATTGGATTAGTTAAGACAACCAATATAACTCAATTTACATCATCTCTTATTTCATCCAATGAAACTGTAACTGCACTAAATTCTAACTTTGATATTGTTTTAGATATTGTAGAAAATGGAACGGGTTCATATACATCTTCAATTATACCATATACAACCGCATCAACTGATGTGGATATATTAAGTGCATATAATGTATTGAAGGCTAATATACCATTTATTGTTTCAGAATCTATTGCATACTTAAGTTCATCTTGGAGCACGTTTGTTTACAATCAATCATCTTGCAGTAGAGATATTGCATTTATAGTTAGTGGAGCAGCAGAAGATCTTTTATGGGGTTCAAACTCAGCATCTATTGTAAATGGTAAATTCTATTATGAATACCCATCCGCAGCAACGGGTTCACAATTACAACAAACATTAGATGGTATTCAATACGCTAAAAATATATCAGATAGATTAGCTAGAAAAGCTGTATTCCAATCTGTTTCAAACGATAAATTAAAAGCAAAAGAACTTATTGTAAATAATAAAAACTTTATTGCTAACGAAGTAGTTGCTTATGTATCTGCAAGTTGGGCTGGATTTGCGTATAACGAAGTAACTTGTAAGAGAGATGTTGGTTATATTTTAGATGCAGTAATTACTGATATAGTATATGGTGGTAATGAGAGAAGTATTGAAGCGGGTAGATATTACTATGATTATCCATCTCAGGCAACAACAACTCAATTAGGACCAACATTAAGTGGTATAACGCACGCTAAGAATTTAACAAAACAAATACTTAAAAATTCAACATTCGTAGCTCCATCAACATCTGCACAAACAGCATATCAGTTGTTAATGAGTAATAAACAATTTATTCAGGATGAGACAATCACATTTGTAAGTTCTTCTTGGAGTATGTTTAATTACAACGAAGCAAGTTGTAGTAGAGATACGGGTTACATTATAGATGCGGTAGCAACTGATGTTTTATATGGCGGTAACGAATCTACTGCTAGAGCAGGAGAATATTATTACTTATATCCATCATTAGCAATTGTTGAGGGTGATGGTAATGATTCTGGACAATTAGATCAGACATTAGATGGTGTAAAATACGCTAAAGGAATTGCACAAAAGATTGTATCAAACACATTATTACAATCAGCTAGTGTTTCACAATTAGCTGGATATAATTTATTAAGACAAAATAAACAATTAATTCAAAGAGAAACAATAGCATTCTTAAGTTCTTCTTGGAGTGGTATTGATGGATTCTCTTATAATGAACAAAGTTGTAGTAGAGATGTTGCATACATCATTGATAATGTAGCAACTGATTTATTATATGGCGGAAATGAAAGAAGTTCTAAAGCAGGAGAATACTATTACGAATATCCTTCGGCAGCTATTGTTAGTGGTTCGGTATCACCAACATCAACTGCACAATTAGGACCAACTGTTGATGGTATTAAATTCGCAGCTGGAGTAGTTAATAAAGTAATTCAAAATACAACTTTAGTAACTGCATCACAATATGTTTTAGATACTACTTCATTGTTAACATCGAATAGAAGATTTATTCAAAATGAAACAATTGAATTTGTAGATGCATTCTATCCGTATTTAAGATACAATAGAGAAAAATGTAGAAGAGATGTTGGATTTATTTTAGATGCAGCAATAACTGATTTGAAATATGGTGGTAATGAGAGAAGTGCAATAGCTGGAGATTATTATTTTAGATATCCAAATAAAGCAACAACATCAGAACAATTAACTGAAACTTTACTTGCTATATTCTACGCTAAGGAATTGGCTAAAACAATAGCACAAAATAGTTTATTAAGTAATCCTGAAATTGGATTGAATATAGATGGAAACATTAAAGTAACATCGATAACTCAATATACATCTTCTATAAGTGCAAGTAATGTTGAAACTAATAATATATCTGCATCCATTTCAACTATAAACACTATAATTAGAAATGGTGAAAGTTCAATTCCAACATTGATTAAAAATGTAAACGGATTAATTAAAGTAAATAATAACAATCAGATTACATCATCAATATCTGCAAGTGTGGATGATATTGCTGGTGTGATATCGGGTTATGGTTTGATAAGAGATATTGTTTATAATGGAACTACTTTTATAGCAGATGCATTGGTATCTAATTATGCAGAAGATTATGGTTTCCATAATCAAACACCAACTGTATATAATATATCTGCCTTAAGCCAAAGTTTGGGAAATATAAGTGGAAGTAGCACTTCATCAATCCAATCTCAAATAAATGGTGTAACTTCATCTTATAATACTATTATTAATATTGTAAGTGGTGGATTGGATGAATTGCCAATTGTAGTTAAAAATACAAATGATTTTATTAAAGTAACAAATGAAACGGTATTTAGTTCTATTGCTAGTGGTAGTAATGTAGAGGTAAGTAAAACAAACACATTATATGATATCGTATTGAATATTATAGAAAGTGGAAGTTCAGCTATACCAACATTATATCCAAACTCTACATCATCTATAAAAGTAACAGATACTCCACAAATATTCTCATCATCTTATGGTGAAAGAATACATGGTAAAATAGTATCTGCATCATTTGGTTTAGTTGCTAATATATTAGAAAACGGAACGGGTTCAATAATATTAAAAACGGGCTCATTAACACCAAATACAAATATAAAAGTTAACGCAGCTTATAATGTATTATTAGCTAATAAGCAAATGATTGTTGATGAAACTATTGCATTTATGAGTTCATCCTGGTCAACGTTTGTTTACAATGAAGCAAGTTGTAGTAGAGATGTTGGTTTAATTGTAAGTGGAGCAGCTTATGATCTTTTATATGGTGGAAATTCAGCATCCGTTGTTAATGGTAAATTCTATTATGAATATCCATCCGAAGCAACAGGTTCTCAATTAGACCAAACTTTAACAGCTATTGGTTACGCTGGTGGTGTGGCTGAAAAAGTATTACAAGGTATGGTTTACACTCATATATCAGCATCGGCATTGGAAAATGTATCTGCTAGTTATGTATTGATGAGAAACAACAAATCATTTATTGTATCGGAATCAATTGAATTCTTAAGTTCATCGTGGAGTGAATTCCAATACAACCAAGCGAGTTGTAGTAGAGATGTTGCATACATAATTGATGCAGTTTCTACGGATTTATTATATGGTGGAAATCAAAGAAGTATTGTAGCTGGAGATTACTATTACAGATTCCCATCAGCCGCAACAGGTTCTCAATTACAACAAACATTAGATGGTATTGAGTATTCAAAAGGTTTAGCAATAAACTTAATATCTGGCTCAACACCACAAACAGCATCAGCTCAAAGACAATATGTTTATGATTTAATTTCTGATAATAGAGAATTTATTAGAACGGAAGGATTGGCTTATGTAAAAGCTAAGTATGAAGATTTAATATATGATGATGATAAATGTTTTAGAGATTTAGGATATATTTTAGATGCAGTTAGAACGGATGTATTATATGGTGGTAATGAAAGAACGGCTAAAGCTGGTGAATTCTATTATCTATATCCATCTTTAGCAACGGATTCACAATTAACTGAAACATTAGATGCTATTAACTATACTGGATTAGTAACCGATAAAGTTATTAAGAGTGATTTAATAGAAACGCCTGAAGTTATATCTAACAATGAATTGGCTATAAAAGTAACCAACGCATCTCAATATATAACTGGTTCTGGTTTTGAAGGAACGCTTAGTGAGGTTGCATCTATATCCGCATCAATTTCCATTGTAGCAAATATAGTAAGAAACGGTACGGGTTCATTACCAAATTTAATTCCATATACAACTCAATCGGTTGATACTAATGTAATATACTCATACAATTTATTGAAAGAAAATATTGGATTTATTGTATCCGAATCAATTGCATATTTAAGTTCATCTTGGAGCACTGCATCTTACAATGAAGCAAGTTGTTCTCGTGACCTACGATTTATATTGAGTGGTTCGGCTGAGGATTTATTATACAACGCAAATTCAGCATCTTTGTTTAATGGTATATTCTATTATCAGTTCCCATCTCAAGCTACTAGTTCTCAATTACAACAAACATTAGATGGTATCCGATACGCTAGTGGTATGGCTCAAAAAATTGTGTTAAACACACCATTTGTAACAGCATCATTAGCAGCATCAGCATCTTATGGATTATTGAGAAACAATAAAACATTTATAGCAGATGAGGTTGTTAGTTATGTTTCTTCTTCTTGGAGTTCTGCATCATATATTGAAACTACTTGTAAAAGAGATGTTGGATTCTTAATAGATGCAGTTTCTACTGATATTCTTTATGGTGGAAATGAAAGAAGTGCAATAGCTGGAAGATATTATTATGATTATCCATCACAAGCAACAACAACACAAAAAGAACCAACCGCAACTGCTATTGAATACGCATCTGATTTGAGTGTAAACATTATTCAAAATAATGTATTCGAAACTGCTAGTTTGATTCTTAGTGAAGCAAGAAATGTGTTAAGATTAAATAAACCATTTATACAAAGTGAAACAATAGCATACATTAGTTCATCTTGGAGCCAATTCGCTTACAACGAAGCAAGTTGTTCTCGTGATACTGGATTTATAGTAGATGCAGTAGCAACTGATTTATTATATGGAGGAAACGAAAGAAGTTCAGAAGCTGGAAGATATTATTATCTATTCCCATCTGAAGCAACAACTGCACAATTAGAACCAACTATTGATGGTATAACTTATGCGGGAAGATTAGCACAAAAGGTAATTAAAAATGTATTGTTCCAAACAGCTTCAATGAATGTATCGGCATCTGTTGATTTATTAAGAAAGAATAGAGCATTCGTTCAGGCGGAAACAATTGAATATGTATCTTCATCTTGGTCACAGGTTGCATACAACGAAGCAAGTTGTAGTAGAGATACTGGATTTATTGTGGATGCAGTAATTACCGACTTATTATATGGTGGTGAAGAAAGAACTGTAAACGCAGCTGATTTCTATTATAGATTCCCATCGAGAGCAACTGTGGCTGGTGTTCCATCTGAAGCAAATCAATTAGATCCAACATTGACAGGTATAAGATACGCTGGACAAGTTTCTTCTAAATTGGTATTGAATAAAGTATTTACGGCACCATCTCAATCAGTATTAACTGCTAGAGAATTATTGATAGGTAATAAGAGAATGATTCAGGCTGAGACAATTGCATTCTTAAGTTCTTCTTGGAGCACATTAGAATACAATGAAATAAGTTGTTCTCGTGATGTTGGATATATAATTGATGGTGTTGCAACCGATTTACTATATGGTGGTAATGAATCATCAATTCAAGCTGGTTCTTATTATTACTTTATACCATCTGTAGCAATTGCTGATAGTTATACTGATAATGGAAAAGTTGGACAAAAAAATCAAACTGTTGATGGAATTAATTTTGTAAGAGGTATGGCTGAAAAGGTAGTAGCCAAAACCCAATTAGTATTCCCTGGAACTAGAAGATTGGAAGCAGCACAAAGATTAGTAGCAGCTAAGAATGAATTGAAGAGAGCAGCTTTAAGTTATACAAATGGAGCATTCCCATTCTTAGTTTATAATGAAGCAAGTTGTAGTAGAGATACGGGATTGATTGTAGATGCATTGGCAACCGATTTAATTTATGGTGGAAATGAAAGAGGAATTGAGGCGGCATCATCATATTACAATGGACAATATGGAAGTGCTATAGCTGTGACAAGAGACCAAAGATTGGAAACTTTAGAAACCAATAGATATTTAAGAACAAAAGCTGAGTTTATCGCAGCAAACGCTCCTAAAGAAGATTTTGGTTCTCTAATTGTAGCAACGGGTATTGACTATTCTTACAATGGTAGTGGGGTTACCTTTAAGGCATTACCTCCAAACCAGGGTGGAAGTGGAGTTCCTGATCCTGATTTTGAAATTACCGAATTGGGTGGAGGTAGAATCTTCTTCACATCGGGTAATCAGGATGGTGACTTTAGAATCGGTACAGGTTTGAGTATTAATCAGGCTACGGGAACATTGGTGGGTAGAACATTTAGTAAATCATTATTCTCATTAGTTACACCATTCTCACTTGCTTTGGAAGGATAAACATATTTATATAGGAAAATAAAATAATAAAATAAAAAAATGGCAGAAGTATTCGTACCGTTAAACCGATTCCAATCGGTTATATCAACTTTAACAGGAGAAGAAGATGAAATTTATGTAGTTCCTTCCGGAGTTTCTACTATTGTTTTATCTGCTCAGATAACTAATAGAGGTAATCAAACAGAAAAAGTAAATATATTATTAAACGCAAATGATTCATTAGCAGTTCCAAATTTCACAGGAGTAAATTCTACAGGAAGTTTTACATCAGCATCTGCATTGTTAGAGCTTAATAAAAACTTTTTAATTAATGAGGTATTAGCTTATACAACTTTTCAGAATAATTTATTAGAAGATGCATTGGATTTAAATTTAAGCACATATAGGGCATATACTGATAAAAATGTTTCTGCTGTTATTTATGATATACAAAATAACACAACAATAAGAACCAATAAAGCGGCAAACTCATATTATGATAAAAATGGAACATTTGGTTCTGGTTCAACCGGTTTAATAGATTTTACAGAATATAGTTCTTCTTTAAACGCAGTAACTTACGCAAATTTATTAGCACAACAAATTGTAAAAAACCAATCGGTTACTGGTTCGGTTAATATTACTAGATTATATCAAACTACAGTAACACAATCAATTAATACAACATATACAACAACCGGTTCTTTATTATCCGGTTCTTTATTTTTAATAGATCAATTATACACCGTAATAGAAGAAAATATATCAAATCCTATACGAGTTGCAACATCCCCAATAGAACTTATAAAGAATAACGATGTTCCAAAGCAAGACTCACTATCGCCAATTGTGGCCGGTAAACTTGTAATGGAGGAAGGTTATAGCCTGATAGTTTCAGGCTCGAACAATTTAACTGTAATTCTTTCTATTTTAGAGAGCGCAAATGAGTAAAAAAATAACTATAATGTAGTTTTTTTATATTTATAGGAAACCTTTTATATACGGATGAGCAAAAGTAAATTATTGAGCGGAAGGGTAGTTGTCACCAACCCCAAAGAAGTCTCTGAAGATAGATATCAATTTTTAGATTTATCGCAAGCCGAACCCAATTTAGGTGTTCCAAATTTCAGTGCTTCATTAAGTGGTTCGCCCGCTATCGTAGTTTCGGATGACCAAGGAAATAGAGGGTTTGTAAAAAGTTTAGATTTAGATAGAGTAAGTGGTAGTTTCACAGGTTCATTTAAGGGTGATGCCACCGATTTATTTAACTTACCTGCTGCAACATTTATAGCAAGTGGTTCATCAACCGCATCTTTTGTAAATGGATTATTATTAGTAAATACTGATACTATAGTTTTAGGAAATCTTTATGTTTCCGAATCAATTATAGCAGAACAATTAATTGTAAATTTAATTTCTTCTTCTGTAATTTACTCATCTGGTTCAAATATATTTGGTGATGAGATTACTGATAGGCAACAATTTACAGGTTCGGTTGAATTATTAAATGGTTTAAGTATTGGTGGTAATGTAACCGCTTCTATGTTTAGTGGTAGTGGTAGAGGTTTATTTGATATTCCTCGTTCTGCATTAACTCCGGATGCATTGGTTGCTACTGTAATAGCAACAGGTTCTGTAACGGCATCAACCGATGTTGAAGCTGGATTTATAGTTAAATCAGTAGCTAGTGGTTCTCAATTTACGGGAAGTGTAATCATAAGTGGTTCTAATACTACATTAAGTTCAAGTCTTTTTGTTAAAGGTGAATCATTTTTTCAAAGTGGAATATCATCATCTATATTTAGTGGTAGTGGAGCGGGATTGTTTGATATCCCTCGTTCGGCTCTAACTCCCGATGCTTTAGTAGCAACAATAATAGCAACGGGTTCGGTAACTGCATCAACTGATGTTGAAAGAGGATTCGTAGTTAAATCAGTAGCTAGTGGTTCAGAATTCACTGGTTCTATAGAAATTAGTGGAAGTGTAACATTAGCATCGGGTTCAATATATAGTGGTAGCGGAGCAGGATTATTTGATATTCCCCGTTCTGCATTAACTCCGGATGCTTTATTAACAACATTATTAACATCTGGTTCGGTAACAGCATCAGTAACTCCTCAATTTGGATTCAGAGTTGAATCTTCTATAAGTGGCTCTCAGTTTACGGGTTCAATAAATGTAAGTGGTAGTGTAACTGCGGTTAACTTCTTTGGTTCGGCATCTCAAGCAGCAAACGCTGATAGATTTGATGGTAGAGAATCAGCAACTTTTGCATCTACTGGTTCTAATATTTTTGTTGGAAACCAAACCATAACAGGAAGTTTATTTGTTAGTGGAAGTAATGGAATTGAAATAGCTAGTGGTTCATCTTACTCAGGTAGTGGTGCTAGATTATTTGATATTCCAAGAACGGCTTTAGCACCTGATGCTTTAATAGCAGTATCTATATCTACCGGAAGTGTAACGGCATCGGTAACACCCGAATTTGGATTTAAAGTTGAATCTTTAGAAAGTGGTTCACAATTTACAGGTTCAATTGAAATTAGTGGTAATGTAACATTAGATTCTGGTTCTATATTTAGTGGTAGTGGTGCTGGTTTATTTGATATTCCGAGAGCAGCTCTTTCACCTGATGCATTGTTATCTACATTGATAGCAAGTGGTTCAGTAACGGCATCAGTTTCACCTGATTTTGGATTTAGAGTAGAATCTACACAAAGTGGTAGTGAATTTAGTGGTTCGGTTGATGTAAGTGGAAGTGTAGTAGCACAATTTTTTGTGGGAGATGGTTCTCAATTAATTAATGTTCCATCTACGGTAGCACCTAGAATAGCAAGTGGTTCAGCAACTGCATCGGTTAGTGATGGTCAAAGATTTTTAGTAAATACTGCAAGTGGTTCTGAATTTACAGGAAGTGTTAGTATATCAGGTTCAATATCAGCATCATTATTTAGTGGTGATGGTGCTGGATTATTCAATATACCTTTATCAGCATTAGCGGAAGAAGTTTTAGTAACAACACAACTATCTACAGGTTCAGTAACAGCATCGGTAACTCCAGAATTTGGATTCAGAGTTGAATCAGAAGTTAGTGGTTCTGAATTTACCGGCTCTATTGAGATAAGTGGAAATGTATCAGCTTCTATGTTTAGTGGTAGTGGTGCTGGTTTATTTGATATTCCTAAAGCAGCTCTTTCACCGGATGCCCTATTATCATCTTTAATAGCAAGTGGTTCTGCAACTGCGTCTATTTCACCTGTTGAAGGTTTTAGAGTTAACGTTGATTCGTATATTGATGGAAATCTTTATGTTTCTGAATCAATTATAGCTGAATCTATTATTGTAAATTTTGTATCATCATCGGTAATTTATTCATCAGGTTCAAATATATTTGGAGATGAGTTAGTAGACAAACAACAATTTACAGGCTCTGTAAATATTACAGGTTCATTAAATGTTGATGGTGTAATAAGTGGTGATGGTAGTGGATTATTTAATGTTCCATCAGTAGTAGCACCGAGAATAGCTAGTGGTAGTGTAACGGCATCAG